TCAATCACTAAATATAAACTTAATTCCTAAGCCCATAATTACAAACGGCTTGAGAGCGTTGACAATCATTCCAGGTAAGCAAATGCTCTGAAAGCCTAAACCGGCATTAATTTGAAAGCAACCATCACCGATGTTGTCAAAATAAGCCTGTTCTGCCGGCGTAGGTTGCACGATGTCGATCGGAAATTTCTGGCTCATCTGAAATGAAAGCGGCACCGGAACCGGACAAGTCAAACCCCCAGCGATCGCCCCAGGAGTCTGAGCCAACATCAAAAAAACTCCGAGGGCAGTCACTCCCAAAAACTTGGCATTGTGGAGAATAGACCTGTGGCGCGGTTTCATCCGCAACTTGCCGGCCGCCAACATCGATCGCATAAATTTGTCGAAACGTTCCAAACCCATAAACTCTTCGACCATCGCCAAGGTAGCGCAGTGTTTCTCAATGAAAGCGATCGACCGCTCAATATCCAAGTGAAGCGTCGGGGCAGGAACAGATATCGGCCCGTATTTGTAATCTTTAAAAAACTCTATATCTTCACGCTGTCTAGAAAAATTAATTTGACCGCAAACCACACCGTTTAAAAATTTAGGCAGCTCATCAACAGGACAAGCGACCATCTCCTGCATAATCCACTGAGCACGAGAGCGCTTAAATTCAATCTCAAGGCGATCGTAATCTACCCCATCAATATTTTTATCGTAAATGCGAACAAAACGCTCAGACTCACGAGAACCTAAATATACTGTAGTGCCAGGGCGATTATTGCCAATATTAGAAATGCGACGGATAGAACGATATCCAACCAACAAATTATCACTTAAAAAAACCTCCCAGTAACGGCACGATAATCGAGGAGCTTGAACAGGAAAATCAAGTGCAATATCAATTCTATTAGCAACAAATTCTTCTTCAAGCTGACAAAAAGCTAAAAGAGCTGCAACCTTATCAAAAGTAACACCCGCAAGAGTAGACCCGTTAAGGTCAACAAAATGCTTGTAAGGTTCATGACTACCAGCAGCAGGATAGCAAGTACCTATCAAACTACCCTGAAATTCATAAACTTCATGCCAAATTTTGTTTAAGGCAAGAATATTAGTATCACGAGCATCTTGAAGTTGTTGTTGCTTCCTCTCAAAAGGCAAACCAAGAATGCGCTGAATCTGACGGAACATACTGGGATGATAACTCAATACTTGAAAACGCAACCAATCAATTCTAATATTGCGAGGTAAATATTCCATATCATTTAACCATTTGAATGGGTAGATAAAACGAACCTGCACAGCAAGCAAATACTAACAAAGGATTCCTTGCCAGAAAAGTATTAACCACAAATAAGCTAATGAAACAAAAAAGAAATCCAAGAAAAACCCTCCACATTATTTTATATCCCTCTTTACTCTCTTTATCTAGTTTATCCCAAATCAAGCACTCCTTAGTAATTCGTAAATCCAACTTTTTCAAACCAGGGTAACTCGCAGCAGGAAGCATATTCCATAAAGGAATCAACCTTTTTTGAAAAATGTGAGGCCCAGGAAAAGGAATGTCACCCTCTAATTTCCAAGCAACAAAAGGATGGTTGTTGCTGGCTTCATAAATCCGCTTTTTCTTAAACCTATCAGCTTTGTAATACTGGTCTAATTTCTCCTCCATCTCAGAAAAACTATATCCTTCATCCAAAATATCTTGAGCCGACAATTCCATCGAACAAGCAGAGTCAATGATATAAGGTTGATAGCCAAACTGTTTGTTGAGAGAAACTTTATCGTCTTGTTTCTCTAACAAGCCAAAACTGTCATAAATTTGGAAAGTAAGATTATCTAAAGCGCTAATAATTCCCTTCCAATGCTTAGTAGCAAGAACCCAAACTTTGATAGGATTCTTGCGAACTTTGGGGTCCCTGAACCAAACCTCAAACTCGCTAGGCATGAACAAATGACAGTCCTTAAAAAGCAACCTTTCGTTACCCAACTCCTCACTCCAGATAGTAGTTCCTTCAGCGTAAAGAATTTCACTGCAAATCTGATGGAGAGAAGAATGCACTTGAGTGGGATACTGCGCCGCGTAAACTATATGCTGGCACATTTTGCGGTTGTTAGCTACTGCATTGAACGCTTCAGCCGGCAAAGTCCAAGACTGCGCGGATGGAGCGTATAGACCCATTTCGTCAAGCAGTATTACAGCCCTGCGAATTTGCAAAAACTGAGCAAAATTCTTATTGCTGGAAACATAATAAATGATGCCTTTGGGTATATTTTGCCAAAGCCATTTTAAATTGTTGACTTTGCAGTAATAAGCAAGAGGTAAAGGGTCGAGATTAAAGTTAGTTACGAGCCGAAGTTTGTACTTTTCAGCAATCCTCAAACCGTGCTGCAGCATCAGCAAACTTTTACCCCGACCGGGAAGCCCGTAAATGGCAGTAAAAGACATTTAAACTCCTTTAAATTAAAAGGCGATCGCCAAGCACAACGACCGCCTTACAAAATGGTTACGCTTCAGGCACTAAACACGGCTCAAAACCATATTCAGCACGCGAAGCGTAACCATGAACCCCATCGGGGCGAGCGCGACCCCAAAAGCCGCCAATCCAATACCATCAATGGCCTTGATCATATTGATTGCATTGGTAACTCCAGAGGCGATCGACGCAGCAGCAGCAGCAGCAGCATCACCAGCAGCAGGAGCAGTAGCAAAAGCGCCACCAGCACCGAGAACAGCCCCACCAGCAGCTAAAGCAGCACCAGTAACAGCTACAGATTGAGCAGATTTACTGTGCTCAACTTTCCAAAAAAGCTCATTAAGCTTACGAACTTGGTCGCGGTCAATAGAAAAAATCTCATCAGCCACAATGGCTTCATCTTCTACTCGATCTTTTACTTCAATCATTTGTTCACACAGACTAATGAATTTACAACACCAGGGATTTAAAACACCAATACCGCAACCCTGATACGGTATCTTGCAGCAGCGGCCACTACTGAATCAATAAAATCTTTCATCAATCTATAAACCTCTTGGCAAGAACAATAAACGCATGGGTAGAAGTAGCCGCCAATGCAGCCTTCATAGCCCAATCCATTGAAAACTCAATTACAGGTTTAATATCCTCCTTAATAAAATTCATGGCATCAACCGCACTTGTTGGAGTAGCAAGCAAATATAAAGAAAGCACCAGCCCCCACATAATTAAGACCTCATACGAATAGCTATACCAAAAGCGCAAGCAATAGCCATACTGCCAAAATGGTCAGCGATGAAATCCTGGGTTGACAATTTCATATTTTCGGCAAACTGTTCGGGACTGCCAAGAACAACGGACATCTTAGCAACAGCTTCAGGTCCAGTAATGCGATCGCCTGCTAATGCAGGGCTGAAAGTATCGCCCAAAACCCAAAAACCACAACCGAAAACAATAAAAAGTGCGGCCAAACGGCGAGAATGACAACCATTAAGTCGATGGACATTCATTGGCACCTCATCAATCAATAAACAATCGAACTATCCGAAGAATCAACGCAAGACAGAAAAACTGAGTCAAGAGAATAAAAAGATTAGCCCAAATAAACTCAACAATAAGTGATATCAAATCATCATTGCTGTACGTGGTGGTCAGGAGTATCATCCAATTCCTCCTCCTCATCCTCCTCACCGTCGCGAGAAACTTTTATCTTCGTCCACTGAGTTTTAGTAACGTTAAACAAAGCAAAATAATCTTTGAAAACCTCACTAGGAGTAACACCAACTGCTTTAATCCATCCATCCCAATAAGGAGTCGGATTATTACCGTTGGCAACAGCAGCGGGCTTGAGAGCTAAAACAAAGCTGTAATACTCACCCTCAACCAACTTGCTGACATTAAGCGAAGGTGTTACGCCAACCTTGCAGTTGTAGGGGTTAACAACTTCGGACATCACCATATCAAGCGGAGTCTCTACAGAAGTTGCACCGTTATATTTAGTCAGCGGCATCTGACCAGTCTGGAGATAAGGCAAAAACAAAAATGCTTTGTTATTACCAGAGGCATTAAGTTCAGAACCTCCCCACCTAGCCCAACACAAAATCACGGGATAACCCGGAACGCTGGTTGTCTTCATGCCCTGGCGAGCAGTTGTTTCAGGCCCGGTATCTCCAAGCTTGAGAATGCTCGAAATGAAATCTCGTCCCTCTTTGGTAACAGCCATTATTTAGAATTCTCCTTGTAACGCCGCCACATTTTGTCACGCCAAGATTCAGAAGGAGGCGGAGTATAAGTAGGCTTAGGCGGAGGAGTATAGGTAGGTTTTGGGGTAGCAGTCACCGGTGACGGTGGCGGTGGCGGCATTGTTGTACTTGCGATCGAAGCCGCTAAAATCAGTTCAATCATTTTGTTACCCAATGAATAAATCTATCTTCTGGGAGATAGATTGACAGCACAACGGTAATCACACTTATCTTTTTGGCAACCCATTGCTTTAAAGAAAGGTGTTTACTAAAATCTAGCTAGTGTAATTTAAAAAAAGCTATGAGTAGAGTTGATGTGTTTGTGCTGGCAGTATTGTCTCGCAAAAACAAGTTATCCCTGTCAAATATTGTAAGAAAAGTAGCTGATATAAATCTAAATAAACCACCATCCAGGATTGGAATCTATAAAAGGTTAAACGTGCTAATAGGGCAAAAATTAATAAGCTTTGAATGGAAACAGGGAGAAAAGATTTATATAATTTCCGAAGAAGGGTTGGAAACTATCACAGAATTCATCAATCAATTAAACGGAGCACAATCAGCATGAGTCAAAATCAAATCAAGTGGTTGGCAACGTTATTAATGGTAATCGACCACGTAGGTTTTTTGCTAGAAGCAGAGCCGATGAGGATTGTCGGCCGCTTGAGTTTTCCATTATTTGCATGGGTGCTCGCTCAAAATTGGAAGCGGCAAGAGCCAGAGAGCAGTGCTAAACCTTTAATTACTAGACTGATGCTGTTTGGAATAATTAGCCAAATTCCCTACACAATACTGTTCTTTAAATTAAATTTCAATATATTAATTAGCTTTGCACTGATTATAGTAACATTTACACAAATTCACAAGGCTCAAGGACATAAAAAAATCCTAATAATGATATTAGGATTAGTAGCAGCTCAACTTTGGGGAATAGATTACGGATGGTATGCAATAGCGTGTCCGCTGCTGATGATTAACTTAAAAGGCAAGGGCGATCGCATGTGGTGGATTAGCTGGATTGTAACAAATACCATCTACGCAACAACGTCAGGATACTTGCTTCAACTGTTCGGAATCTTGACACCACTAATATTGGCTTGGCATAAACCAGCTAAAGACCGAAAACCGACGGCAGTAGAAAAAAGATTTTTTTACTACTTCTACCCAATCCACCTCGCAGGACTGGCAGCAATGCGAACAATTCTATAAGGAAAGGCTCAAGAATCGAACTTGAGGGGACTTTAGCCTGATATATAGGTAATGTGCCGAAATTTCACGGTATCCCCTAACAGAACCTAAAGTGAGCCATCGCCAAATCCTCCCATAAGAATTCTAACACTGGGGATTCTTTGTACCCCAAGTTATCCTCTCCCTTGTCTCCCAATTCCCTTAGACGATGTAGGGAGAGTTAATTGGCTCGGCCCGCTTTGTGGCTACCAGAGTTTGGTAGATGAGGGCGGATATCTCGCCGCGGGTGATGTCGTGGGCGGGGGAAAGCTTTTCGCGCGCGGGATAGTTGACCACGATTTTGCGCTCTGTGGCGGTTGCTATCTCGTCGGTGGCAAAACTGGGAATCAGAGCTCGATCGACATAAACGCTCAAAGAATTGGGGTTGCCGCCCGCCAACTGCAAGCCGTTTACCAAAGATACGATCGCCTGAACTCTAGTCAAATTCTGCTCCGGGCGAAACGTGCTGTCGGGGTATCCAGCCAAAAAGCCAGCTCGATTAGCTTGGTCGATCGCTCCCTGCGCCCAAAAATCCGCCACCACATCCTTAAAAACCGTCGCCTCACGGCGCGGCACCAATTCAAACGCCTTCGCCAACACAGCCGCATACTGAGCTCTAGTTACAATCTCGTAAGGTTGAAAAGTGCCGTTGGGAAACCCGCTAACAATATTCATCTTTGCCAAGCGATCGATAAAATCCTTAGCCCAATGCGTGCTGATGTCGCTGAACTTTAGCCCGCCAGGAGTCGGATTTGGCGTCACATTGCCCAAATCAAATAAACCTTTCACCCGCGAAGAATTGAGCTGATTTCCCACCGCAGAAATCTTAACCCCACTCGCATTTTGCAAGTCGAATTCGCCGTTATGCTGAAAGATATTGCCACCCAAATCTTGAGCCGTACCAATATCGGGCAGCGACTTCCCCACCGCAGTCAAACCGTCTTCTGTATTTTTTTCGATGCGATTATTGCGTAAAATCGGCTGAGATTCCCCCGCTAAAACTATACCGGAGCGATTTTCCAAAATTTGGTTGTCAGCAATCAAAGGAGCCGACTGAGCTTGCAGAGAGATGCCGAAACCCGTCTTTTGAAAAATATTGCGCCGTATTACTCCTTTAGCAGTTCCCGCCGTAATTATGCCAGCCGCTGAGTTTTCTACAAATATGTTGTCGAGAATCGCAGGATTAGCAGTTCCCGTGGCAAAAATGCCTTCACCCTTGCAAAGCGTGAAAGTGCAGTTAGCCACAGTCGGAGAAGTTGACTCAATCCAGACTCCCGTGCCGTGACTATCGAGATTAGTGACAGTTACTCCGCGCAATTGGGAATTAGTTGCTAGCAGTATAGTGATATTTTGGCCCGCAGCGGTGGGACTGACAAATTTGCCGCTGCCTTGAATTAGAGTGCCTCTACCTTTGTTAGTTTCATTGCCGATAACTTTGACTCCCGACGGAATTTCCAAAGGGAATTGTTCGCCGCTAGCTGTGCTGTAAGTTCCCGGTGATAACTGAATAGTAGTTCCCGATGCAGCGCGGGCGATCGCGCGGGCTATAGTTTTGAATGGGGCTGATTGGCTGCCGACTGCGGAATCGCTGCCTGTTTGCGGGTTGACGTAAAGTGTTGTCAT